GAAGCTGAGAATGAATTAGCTGCTGTTAGGGCGCAAGTTGCTGGTTTTAGAAGTGAACAACAAACAAATGAAGCAGCTTTAGAAAAAGAAGGTTTAGAACTTATTAACTCAAGGCTTGAATCTGAAAATAAATTAGCTATTGAAAGAAAAAGATTTGATGCAGAACAAATTGAAGATGAGTTAGAGAAATTAGAAAGATTAAAAGAAATAGATGCAGAAGAACAAGAAATAGAAGCTCAAAGATTACAAGATGTAATAAATTCTACTAATGTTGGCACACAAGCAAGAATAGATGCAGAGATAGCTTTAAATGAGTTTTTAGAACAATCAAGACAACAAGAAATTACAAGAGATAAAGAAATAAATGATTTAAAAGTAAAGAACACAAAAGAAGCAAATGAAAAAATAAAAGCAGATGAACAACAATTACAAGAAGCTAAATTTCAACTTGCTTCAAGTGCTTTAGATTCTATTGCATCAATAGCTAATTTGTTTGCACAACAAAATGAAGCAAACGCAAAAAAAGCATTTAATATTAGTAAAGCAGTAGGTATAGCACAAACAGGTATTAATACTGCACAAGCAATAATGAAAGCAGCAGCAGAAACAACAGATTTTACACCACCTCAAGCTTTAAGAGTAGCTAATATGGTAGCAATGGGTGTAGCTGGAGCAGTTCAAATAGCTGGTATAGCAGCACAAAAATTCAATCCTTCTGGAGCTACTGGTGGTGGAGGTGTACCAACTCCATCAGGTGGAGCATCAACTTCACCAACACAAGCACCAAGTTTTAATGTAGTAGGACAATCAGGATTTAATCAAATTGCTGGCGCATTAGGACAACAACCACCAGCACAAGCATTTGTAGTAGCTGGAGATGTTACTACCGCACAACAACTACAAAACAATACAATACAACAAGCAACTTTTTAAAACAAAACAAAATGGACATAGTAGAATTAATATTAGATGAAGAAAACGAAGAAATGGTAGGCATTGAAGCTGTTTCTATAGTTTCACAACCAGCCATAGAAGAATCATTTGTAGCATTATCAAGTGATGAAATTAAATTGGCTAAAGTAGATGAAGAAAAAAGAATTGTAATGGGTGCTGCCTTAGTACCTAACAAAATGATATTTAGAAAACGTAATGACACTATGTTTTATGTGTATTTTTCTAAAGATACTATCAGAAGGGCAAGTGAACTGTTTTTTCAAAATGGTAATCAAAGTAATGCAACCCTAGAACATCAAATGAAAGCTAACAATCTAACTGTTGTAGAAAGCTGGATTGTAGAAAACAAAGAAAAAGATAAATCAGCTCTTTATAATTTGGATTTACCTGTTGGTAGTTGGGTTATTTCTATGAAGATAGAAGATGATGAATTATGGCAACAAATTAAAGAAGGTAAAAAATACACAGGTTTCTCAATTGAAGGTTTTTTCTCGGATCGTGCTACTATTAAAAAATCAAATGCTAAATCAGAAATGGCAGCTATTGAAGAAGAAGAAGCTGAATACATGCTAAGTAATATTAAAAACCTTTTGTCTAATGAGAGTGTAGAACTAGAAAGCTACAATGATTATCCAGATGCAGTTAGTAACAATGCTAAAAGAGGTAGAGAACTTAATGAAAAAGTTAATAATAAATGTGCTACTGATATAGGAAAAATAAGGAGTGCTGATCTTGAAGCAAAAAGAAACCTTTCTGTAGAAACTATAAAAAGAATGTATTCTTACTTGTCTAGAGCTGCTGAATACTATGACGAAGGAAACAATGAAGCATGTGGAACTATTTCTTATTTGCTATGGGGTGGTAAAGCTGGTTTAAGATGGAGTGAAAGCAAATTAAAAGAAATGGCTAAAAACATAGGTTGTGAAGGTTTTCATGTTCATAATTTTGAAGATAAAGACTGGTTTATGCCTTGTGAAAAGCATGAAATGAAGAAACCTTGTCAAGCTGGTTATGAACAGTATGGAATGAAGATTAAAAATGGTAAAAAAGTACCTAATTGTGTACCAATAAAATAGAGATGAAAAGAAGAAAAATTGAAAAAGTACCAGATGGAAGAAAGAGTAGAACATCTCCAGTAGGTGGAAAGCGTGGTTGCTTGTGTGCAGACAGTAAAACATACAGTAAAAAATGCTGTGATGGATCATTACATGCTCAAGGAATCGGAGCTGGCTAAAAAAACTTTCTAAATAAGTATATCATTTTGCGCTTTTGTACGAATTAAAGGTATGAAGGCGCAAGAAATACTTAATAAAATCAAAGAAGTTGTAGGTATTGAACTATCTGAAGAAGTATCTGTACAACTTGAAGAAATCAAATTAGACAACGGCACTATCCTAGTAGCTGAAAAGTTTGAATCAGGAGAATCAGTATTCATTAAATCAGAAGATGATGAAAATATTGCTTTACCAGTAGGTGAGTATGCTTTAGAAGATGGCAGAAAATTAATGGTCAAAGAAGAAGGTCTTATTGATGCTATTGGAGAAGTAGAAGTTAAGGAAGAAGAAGTAGAAGCTTCTGAAGAAACTGCAAGTGAAGAAGAAAAAGTTGAAGAAACTGAATTAGAAGAGGAAGAAGAAGCAGAAGAAATGAACTATGTAACTAAAGAAGAATTTTCTAAAGCTATCGAAGAAATTAAAGGCATGATTGAAAAAATGTCTAAAGAAGAAATGAAAGAAGAAATTGTTGAAGATGCAAAAGAAGAATTATCTGCTGAAGTTGCTGAACCAGTTGTTCACAATCCAGAAGCTAAATCTGAAACTAAATCTTTTTTCAATAAGAGCTACCCAAACACTATCCAGAATAGAATTTATCAAAAACTTAATCAATAATAAAAATAAAATAAAATGGCAACAAGTTTGACAACTAGTTATGTTGGGGAATATAAAGACAAGATGATAGCTGCAGCTTTATTGAGTGGTAAGACACTTGATAATGGTGGAGTAACAGTTTATCCAAATGTAGCTTACAAAGAAGTAATTAAAAAAGTAGCTTTAGGCAATGACTTAATGGTTGGAGCTTCTTGCGATTACACAGATGCTGGTACTGTAACTATTACAGAAAGAGTACTAGAAGTAAAAGAATTTCAAATTAACAAAACAGAGTGTAAAACTACATTCTCACAGGATTGGACTTCAGCTCAAATGGGTTATTCAGTACCTAATTATGTACTACCTAAAAGTTATGCAGATTTCATTTCACAACAGTATGTAGCTAAAATTGCTGCTAATGTTGAAACAATGATTTGGCAAGGTGCTGCTGGAGCAAATGCTTTTGATGGTTTCACAACTACTTGGGCTGCTAATGCTTCTGACCTTGCTGGTGGAGCTGTTGTTACTGGTACTACTTTGACCGCTGCTAATATTGTAGACGAGATTGGAAAAGTGGTAGATAATGTAAGTGCAAACAATTCTGCTTTATTAGACAAAGAAGATTTTATGATTTATCTATCTAACCACGCATACCAAATGTATGTAAGATCACTTGGTGGTTTTGGTGCATCTGGTTTAGGTGCTGCTGGTTTTGATAACAAAGGTAACAATCAAGATTTAGGAGATTCTTTATTATTTGATGGAATCAAAATATTTAGAGCGCCTGGATTACCAAGTAATGATATGGCTGCTGCACAAAAATCAAACTTATTCTTTGGTTGTGGTATCGAAGGAGATCTTTCAGAAATGAAATTGATTGACACAGGAGATACTTTAGGAGACCAAAATGTAAGATTTGTTGCAAGATTCAAAGCTGGTATTCAGACTGGGTTACTTGAGGAAGTTACTTACTATACCTAATTAATTAACTAATAATGGGGAGTTGTAATACTCCCCTTTTTAAAACTAAAAAATATGGCATGCGATTTATCAGCAGGTAGAAATGTACCTTGTAAAGATGTAGTAGGTGGGATTGATGCAGTTTACTTTGTAGACTTTGGTGATCTTGGTGCTATCACAGAAAGCTCAGATGAGATTACAGACATGGCTGGGACATTTTCAGCGTATAAGTACTTAGTAAAGGGTGCTAACTCATTAGAGCAAGCTATTACTTCTTCTCAAGATGCTGGAACTACTTTTTTCGAGCAGACTTTAACATTAAATCTACAGAAACTTACTAAAGAAGATATGGTTCAATTTAAGCTTATGGCTTTTAGCCGACCTCATTGTATTGTTGTTGATAACAACGGAAATGCAGTATTAGCTGGAAAAGATTTCGGTCTATCCGTTTCGGGTGGTAGTATAACTACGGGAGCAGCTTTTGCTGACATGAGTGGAACAACATTAACTCTTTCAGGTAGTGAGAAATTACCAGCAAACTTTATAGCTGGAGCTGTTGCTGGCAATCCATTTGCTGGAATGTCTAGTGCTACTGCAACTGTAGTTGTAGGAACAAACAGTTAAGATGTTTAGTGGGTATTATATGTAAAGTACATATAGTACAGGG